TTAAATTTTTTTAAAAAGTTTTGGCAATTCAAAAACTTTATATATCTTTGTAATGTTCAAACGATGAACGTATGTCGAAAAGGAGGAGGAATCCGAATACGTCGTAAGACGGTGACAAGGAGGGTCACGGCAATCCTAAAACCTGACCGCCAAGAATCGGGTGTGACGATTCAGGTCTTAGACCTCAACCGGATGGTGAAAAAGAAACCCTCGTCGAAAGATGGGGGTTTTTTATTTATATAAATTTGGTACTAATACTTCCATCCATTTGGACGATCAACATAGGGGCTTTAAGACTATTATATAAATGTTCAGGATGATGTATTGATGTATTAATTATTAGATTAATATTATTTTTATTATTTTTTCTCAACCAAACATGATAATCAAAACCATTAGGGTTATCAACAACGACAACACTACAAAGTTTACCCGAACAATTATTAACAATCTTTTTTGATACGGTAATTAATTCGTCTTGAATTTCTCTTATTGAATCATCAATCATCTCAGGATCAACACGAGAAAATTTATTACCACCTATATTTTCTTGTGAATGGTAATTTTTTAATAACCTAGTCTTTTTATCACCTAAAGTTCTTATATAATCCTGTTCAAGTAAATTATTACATATAACAATCTCATAAACTAAAACAGGATGGTGAAACTCCATCAATACTTTTTTTATCAAATCTCTCATAACAAATAAATATCAACATCGGATGATTTGACTTAAATACCTTTAATAATTATCATTACTCACATCAAGGTAAATGTCGATATATTCGGCAGCGAATAAACCACTAAATAAAATAAAATAATATGTTATCACAAGATGAGATTAAGTCGTTTCTCGAAGGGAACGATCCCGAAAAGTATATCGTTGCGGTAGAATTTGATTACGCATCCGATTCAATTTTCAAAATTAAAGAAGATCCCGAAAAAGGTAAGACAATACAAAAAGATAGTTTTGTTCCTTTTGCATGGGTCGGAGATCTAAAAGACAAAAATTTCTATAAATCCTCAAAAGACCTTCAGAAAGAGGCTATGACCAAATATGGAATAATTATAGAAAAATTAGAAACCAAAGGTAATGAAAGATTAGAAAACGGATTAAGATTTATGGTTAAATCCTTAAAAGGATATCGATCACTTATTAGTTTTTTTAGAGAAGGCGGAATAGACCCTTGGGGTGAAAATACAAAAGATTTAATATTAATTCTACCACCGGTAGAACAATACCTAATTCAAAAAGAAAAAAGATTATTTAAAGGGTTCGAAGAATATAATGAACTCACAAGATTTGTATTCGACTTGGAGACGACCTCTTTGGAACCAAAAGACGGTCGTATCTTTATGATTGGAATTAAGACAAATAAAGGATTCCAACAAGTAATCGAATGTGCAACTCCCGAACAAGAAAGAGACGGATTAATATCTTTCTTTAAATTAATTGATGCATTAAAACCCTCAATTATCGGTGGTTATAACTCATTTAACTTCGACTGGTTTTGGATATTTGAAAGATGTAAAGTCCTTAATATTGACGTTAAAAAAACCTGTAAAACATTAAATCCCAATTATAATATCTCACAAAAAGAGAATATGTTAAAATTGGCGAATGAGGTTGAAAAATATAATCAAGTCGGAATGTGGGGTTATAATATTATTGATATTATACACTCAGTAAGACGAGCCCAAGCAATTAATTCAAACATTAAGTCTGCGGGACTTAAATATATAACACAATATATTGAGGCGGAATCTGAAGACCGAGTTTATATAGACCACGATAAAATTGGTTCTATGTATGCAAAAAAAGAAGAATTTTGGTTAAATGTTAAAAATGGAAAATATAAAAGAGCTGATAACCCTGCGTTTGAAGATTTGGATACACGTTTTCCTGGTACGTATATAAAAGTAAAAGGTGACGAGATCGTTGAGAGATACCTTGACGACGACTTGGAAGAAACTCTATTGGTGGATGAGGAATTTAACCAAGGGACATTCCTATTGGCATCGATGGTTCCCACCACATATGAAAGAGTTTCAACTATGGGGACCGCAACCCTTTGGAAAATGTTGATGTTAGCGTGGTCCTATAAGTACAAACTTGCAATTCCTGAAAAACAAGCAAAGCAAGATTTCGTCGGTGGATTATCAAGACTACTTAGAGTAGGGTTCTCAAAGGACGTTTTAAAATTGGACTTCTCATCACTTTACCCTTCAATCCAATTGGTTCATGATATATTCCCTGATTGTGATGTATTACAAGGAATGAAAGCGATGTTGAAGTATTTTAGGGATACTCGTATTTTATATAAGAATTTGGCAGGAGAATATGAGAAAACCGATAAGAAAAAATCCCTTTCATACGATAGAAAACAATTACCGATTAAAATTTTCATCAATTCCATGTTCGGTGCATTATCCGCTCCACAGGTGTTCCACTGGGGTGATATGTATATGGGAGAACAAATTACTTGTACAGGAAGACAATATCTTCGTATGATGATTAAGTTTTTTATGAAACGTGGTTATATGCCCCTTGTAATGGATACGGACGGTGTGAACTTCTCAAAACCAGAAGGATGTGATGATAGAATTTATATTGGTAAGGGAAACAATTGGAAGGTAAAAAAAGGTAAAGAATATAAAGGTGCCGACGCTGACGTTGCGGAATTTAACGATATGTTTATGAAGGGTGAGATGGCCTTAGATACCGACGGAACTTGGCCTTCGTGTATTAACTTGGCAAGAAAAAACTACGCCTTGATGACCGACAAAGGTAAAATTAAACTTACGGGAAATACAATTAAGTCGAAGAAACTACCACTATATATTGAGGACTTTTTGGATAAGGGAATTAAAATGTTATTGGAGGGTAAAGGACAAGAGTTTGTTGAGTGGTATTATGAATACCTACAAAAAATATTTGACCAAGAAATTCCACTTATGAAAATCGCTCAACGTGCGAAAGTAAAATTGTCTTTGTCCGATTACGATAAAAGGTGTAATGAAAAAACAAAGGCGGGAAATGCGATGAGTCGCATGGCTCATATGGAATTGGCACTTAAAAATAAAATCAAAGTGAATCTTGGTGATGTTATCTATTATGTTAATAATGGCGTAAAAGCATCTCACGGTGATGTCCAAAAAGTTAATAAATTAAAGAGCGGATGGAGAAAAGAAGACTTAGATCATTATGTTGCCAATAATGGAAAATTACCTGACGACGCCATAAACACTATGATTAGATTAAATTGTTATATGTTAGATCAAAAGGAAATTGAAAACAACCCTGATATGACTGGAGAGTATAATGTCCCAAGGGCAATATCTGTCTTCAACAAAAGAATTGAACCATTACTTGTGGTTTTTAAAGATGAAGTTAGAGACGGACTTTTGGTTACCGATCCTGAAAGTCGTGGTTTATTTACAAAAGACCAATGCGAATTAATTAATGGAAAACCATTTGAAGAAGGTGACCAAGATTCATTAGAAGAGGTTTTAACCATTTCTGAACCTGAAGTTAAGTATTGGGAAAAAAGAGGACTTGAACCCGATTATATGTATGAATTAGCAGAAGAAGGTTGGGGCGAATTAGTCTAAGACATTTTTATTCCATCGCTTGATGTGATATACCAATTACCTTGAGTGAAATAAAACTCAACACACGATTCTGAAGTAATAGACATCTCATCATACTTTTCATCAAACATTCCGATGTCAGGTATGATGAGAGTGTTTGTCATAGATTTTACTCTAACGTGGTCCGTTGATGTATGGTTTAATTTTAATTTACAAAAATCAATATCTTTTACGATAATTAATCCTTCACCATTTGATGTGTATTCGGGTTCAGAAACAATAACAATTTCTGATGATTTAATAATTCTACCACCTATAACTTTTTCAGATGGGATTGAACGAATAATTGCCATATTATATTACATATATTTGTCTTGGAAAGGCTCTGAACTTCATTTGCTTATTAAGATTTTCAGCGATTAACGCCTCTCTCTCCATTACCTTTTCAGGTTTTAATCTTGTTAATCTACCTTCAGGACCAATTAATTCCTCGATTAATTTTGTCTTTTCGTCTTTGGCCTCAGTTGCCAAAGAGGTGTAATCCATAGTTAATTCGGAATCAGGTGTTTTTAAATTACCACTATATTTCCCCCTAACTCTTGATAGGGTTTCTTTTACATAAGAAACAAACCATCTACGGACCCATTGCTTTGCGGGGTTATTTAGATCAACCCATGCTAATTCATCGAATGGAACATCTGATGGTAATTTTATAATGTCGGGGTTTGACTTTAAACAGGAATCTCTATCAGAACCCTCGGTATCATAATACCAATACCAAACTTGACCTTTCATTAAAGTCGCATTACCGAAGTCAAATTTACCACCCGGAGTTTGCATTAAGTGAACCGCTTTTTTACCATCAGGTAGTGCTGTAACACGATAAGTTAAATCACCGGCAATAATCCTTCTTTGTATATTTACCTCTTGCATACGAAGTAACATATCAAATGCCGGCATCATAAAATATGAACCGACGGTATTACCCATTTGAGCGAATCCGCCAGGACCACCTAATCCACCTGAACCGATACCTCCAAAAGACCAAGGGTCAAAGAAAATATTATTTAAAGTAGACGGTGTAAACCAAAGTAATTCATTTATTTCACGACCTGCTGGTATCTCATATATTTGTCTACCCCTCTCTAATTGAATAAAATCTTTTTTTAGTACCCAATCTCCACTATTTTGTAACCCAACTATTTTTGAATATGCGTATGTGTATCTCGTTTCCCAATCTAAACTTTTAGTAATAAACGCTCTTGATAAAGATTGTGTATCCAAGTTAAGATTATATAAAGAAGTCCACTGAGATTCGATTAACCAATCTTGAACGTACTGCGCATAATCTTGAATGGAAAATTCCAATAAGGTATCCATTTGCTCGTCAACGATTTCTATTGAACGTAATGGAGCACCAAGTAAATGTTTTACTTGTGTATATAATTTACTTCTTTCGGGTTCAGGTATTACGGACATGTTAATATATTTTCTATATAAATATTATAACATTTCGCTTTATATCAATTAAATTGTCATAGTATGATAAACCATTCTAATATCCAACCCATAATGGTCCTGTGCCCAATCAGCCACAATTGATATTAAATTAACATAATCAACGGGAAAAATATATTCCAATTTATCCCAAAACTTAGACTCAGAAACCCAAAGTTTTCTAACATCAATATCGTACTCCATTATAGTTTTACCTTCTGAATTCAAAAAAAGTACAAAATCGCGGTCTTTTTCTGGCGTTAAATCACCAAATGACTTCGTTAAATATAATTTAACTACTCTAACTAGTTGTGGACTATCTACGAATATGCTCATCAGTTGTAAATAAGATCTCCTTTATCAAACGTAAAATTACCACCAGATATTTTTGTTTTGTGGTTATCAAAAATTAAAACCCCTAACTTATTGTTATAAAAAACAATCCAATCCGTTTTATATGGTTTTACATTAGCGGTTCCATAGACAATAAATTTATCATTCTTCTCCTCGTAATTTGAGAATGGTTTGATTTGGGCTGTTTTGGTTTCACTATCAATAGTTATTTGAGCGTCAATACCCCCAATAGCATCTTCGGTACTACCAAGTCTACCAATCTTAATAACATTATCATCACCAAATTTTTCTTTTAATTTTTTAACGGCAAATTCTTCAGTTTTTTCACCAAACATATTTGTTCTACCTAAAGTCGATATTAAATTTTGAAATGTTTTAGAATTCGTCGAGAATATTCTAAATTTAAATTTATCGATAATTTCGGTCATTCTTTTAACTTCATCAATTTGCATTTTAGGGGGATGACCAATAAACGATAAAGGAGTTTCACCCAAAGAAGTTAGAAGTTTATTAATATCCTTAACCAAGATACAAAATCCTGTATAATTTGTATTTAAATAATTTATAACCGATCTACCCTCATTTTCTAAATCATAAACCCCGGCCATTTCACCTTGTTTATATTCATCTTTTTCGTAATACCTATCTGAGAAAACTTCTTTAAGAGCGTTCTGTATACCTGTTTTGTAAATTTGTTTAACGTTAGGATTTATATTAAAAATAAATCTATAAGACTCATTTTCTTCCTTAGAACACGATTCACTTAACCCCTCTGAGATAACCCTTTTAATGGTTGTGGATTCATTTAGTTTAGTTCTAATTTTCATATTATACATTTTATTCACAAACTTCCAATTGATTGCTTTAAAAAAGTTTTTAATGTAATCGTCTTTTTTATTTTTGTATCGTAAATAATATGCGTGTTCCCACAAATCAAGTCCTAGTAAAGGATAACCCCCATTTCTAACAATATTCATTAGTGGATTATCTTGATTTGGTGTTGTCATTATTTTTAAAGAACCTGATTTGTTAAGTACCAACCAAATCCAACCAGACCCAAAGTTCTTTTTTGCTTTTTCCGTAAATTCTTGTTTAAAACCTAAAAAATTATGAAAATCTTTTTTAATTCTATCGTAAATTTCTCCGGTACATTTTTGTTCTGTCGGTGATAACATTTTCCAAAACAAGGCATGATTAAAGGCTCCTCCGGCATTGTTCCTAATTGTTTTATTGTATTTACCAATTGATCTAATTATTTCTTCCAACTCAACATCACCATAATCTTTTTTACTCAATGCGTCGTTTAATTTATCCACATAAGTCTTATAATGACCGTTATAGTGGTATGACATAGTTTCGGGATCTATAAACTGTTTTAAGGCGGAATAAGTATAAGGTAATTTTTCAATACCTATTTTCTTCATCTCATTTATAAACAATTTTTCATTATCCCTCGTTTCTATTTCTTTTATTTGATTGGCTACCTTCTCTACTTTTTCTTGAAGTTTTTTCATTACTTATATTAATATTCGTATCAATAAATATCTTGCGGTTTTGATTTATCCATCAGAATTGATCGAGTCGAGTATTAATTCAGCAACACTACCCCTATCTAAATTGTCACCCATCACCGTTTCAAAGATACCTTTTTTCCTTATTAGGATGTCATATATCGCCCCTTCAATTGTATTTTCAAATAGAGGATAATAAACTAAAACACTATTTTTCTGACCATATCGATAAGCTCTATCTTCCGCCTGTGAGTGGTCCGAAGGAACAAAAGATAGATCGTTAAAAATAACAACTTCTGCCGATGTTAATGTGATACCAACACCTGCGGCTTTTATGTTACCACAAAATACTTTAACCTTTTCATTATCTTGGAAATCATCAACCGCCTTTTGTCTTGCAGGTTTGGTAGAGGAACCGTCCAAATAAACTGAGGACTTACCAAAGTGTTCGTAAATTCTTTTTAAAGGTTCTGTAAAGTTTGAAAATATGATAACTTTTTTTCCTTGTTCTAAAATATTCTCAGCAAGTTCTATGGTTTGTGATACTTTCTCCTCGGCTATGACTTGTCTAACTTTCATTAACTTTGAAAATTGAATTGTTAAAGACGATGATTCCTCTTTATTGTTTCTAAACCAATCATAATATTCACCCATAAGGTTTTCATATTCTTTTGATTTTAACCTTAAATAAACAGGGTTGATAATTTTTTCAGGTAAATCTAATACATCAGTCTTTAATCTTCTTAATATTTGTTTCGAAGTCCTATCACGAAGTTCATCCAAATTCGACGCCCCATTTACGTTCCATACCTTTCTCTTTCCCGCTCTAAACTGGTATCCCTCACAAAAACGAATAACATACGCCATCCAATTCTGAGCAACAGGAGATTCGACCAAGGATAATAAGTTATAATAATCAATCGGTCTCGATGTTATTGGAGTTCCGGTTAATAACCATAGTCTATTAACATTTTTTACAAAGTGATTAATTAATTTTGTTCTTTGAGCTTGTGAATTTTTAATATAATGGGCCTCATCGATTATAACCAAATCAAATCCCGACTTTAATATCTGAGAATTTTCTTTGTCTTTCATATCGTGAAAGTTTTTTATAATATCATAATTAACAATAACAAAATCCTCATTAGCCGAAAAGTTCTTACCTTCACAAATATAAATTGATTTGTCTGTGTAATTTTCAATCTCTCTTGCCCAATTTATTTTTAAAGATGCGGGACATATAATTAAAACTTTTTTCGCCCCCGACTCCAATGCCGCGATAATGGTTGAGGTTGTCTTTCCCAATCCCATATCATCGGCCAATATAAACCTTTTACTTCCGGCAAGTTTTTCAATAGCCTCTTTTTGATGATTAAGAGGGGGTCTATGATCATACTTTGAATAATCGATATCCACTTTTTCTATGGTATGGGTTTTAATCAACGCTCCTTTAGGGACCCAAAAATCAACCATACTTTCATTTTCAAAAAATTTACCCCATATGTGGTAAGATTTTTCTTTTTCAACCAATAGTTTCTCCACATACACTTTCTCAGGTATTTCCCTAAATAATTTTTCATCGGCAAATTTTTTGGCGAAGTATGGGTCTAAATCTACCCACTTTTTAGCAACCTTTGGTTTTTCGGAATGATAAGTAATTATGTAATCTGACTGAGTCCTAGTTGGAAAAAACTTTTTATTAATTAAAGACTGTTGTTTTAACCTCAATATAAAATTATTACCACCATCATAAGATGATAGAATGTTTAATGCTTTTTGTTCTATTGAGTGTATGTTTTCCAAAAAAAAAGTTTTACAACTAAAAATAAGTGATTAACAAATATTTATCAATATTATGGCAAAGAAAGTCCCAATAACAAGATTAGGTAAATTTTTCGGAGCGGAAGACTATTCGTTGGATATCGATATGGGATCCGAATGGTTGGAGGGTGATATGAATTTTACTTTGGTTTTATATCGAGTTAATCGAAATAAAACAAAGAAAGACGACGTATATGGTGAGACACTAAAAGACGGAATTCAGTTTGATACCCCAATAGAGTTTAAAGGATTCGTTCAGGTTATGGCACCTATCACCAAAACATACGGTACTTCAAAAATAGAACAAACAGAACCTGGAAATATTAGAGTGTCGGTATATACAAAACATTTAGAAGAATTAAATATCGATATATCATTTGGTGATTATATAGGTTATTATGAAACAGAAACGAAAGTTAGATATTATTCTGTAATTGACGATGGTCGTGTTGTTTCGGATAATAAACACACATACGGCGGATACAAAGCTTTTTACAGAACAATTATGGCGTCACCGGTAACAGATAACGAATTTAGAGGTATATAATATGAAAATACAAATAACCGAAAGACAAATGACCAGATTAATGGAATTAATAGATAACGAAAAAGTTATTTGCGATTCTTGTGGTTGGTCTTGGGATTTATCTGACGGTGGTGACGATCCATACTTATGTCATAAATGTGGTAACGATAATACAGAAGATAAATAATTATGGGATTTCCAAAAAAGATAAAAAAAAATTTACCATTAACATATCCACCGACTTTATATCCTAGACGACAAGAGTTATTAGACATGATTAATAAAGATGGAACATTTCTACCTAAATCAGTATTACATGCAGATTTAGATAGAGGATTTTTGGATTTTGTTAGAGATGATTTACAAGTAGTAGTTGATGGACAAACTGTACCGACAGTTGATATTATAATTACAACTCAAAATTGGTCACAATTTACGGAAACTTGGAATTTTGCCGATTCGGATTTTAATGTTAAACCGCCTTTCGTCACAACAATAAGACAACCCGAAGTTAAATTTGGATCAAATCCCGCATTGATTTATAATATACCAAATAGAAAACAGTATTATTATGCAACCGTACCAAATTGGGATGGTAATAGAATGGGTGCCGATGTATATAAAATACCACAACCAATTCCTGTGGATATCACATACCAAGTAAAAATAATCTGTAATAGAATGAGAGAACTTAATAAGTTCAATCAAATTATATTGGAAAAATTTGCATCAAGACAATCTTATATGGTTGTAAAAGGACATTACATTCCAATTATATGGAATAATATTACCGACGAGTCCGTTATGGATTTAGATAAAAGAAAGTACTACGTTCAAAGCTATGAATTTGTAGTATTAGGTTTTTTAATTGATGAGGAGGAATTTACGGTAAGTCCCGCAATAAACCGAGTGGTCCAAGTAATCGAGGTTGATACAAAAACAAAACTACGAAAAAATATTGGAACCAATACTGACGATACAGTTAAACAAATTATATACACTTATCCATCGGGAAATACGAGTCAAACATTATCATTTACTAAAAGTTATGATTTAGTAAGATTGTTAGAGACAAATGTTAATACTTATGATGTATATGTTAATGGTGACTATTATGGATCCAACTTAACGACCATACAAATAAGCGCTAACGATTACATGAGAATTGACGTAGTTAAAAACGACAATACCCAAGAGGCTCAAATAATCTTTGAAGGACAATAATCAGTTTTCGCCGTATATGTCTTTCTTATCTGAACATTTTTCACGAATTAAAGATTCCAAAAAACGATAAATTTTAATACCTCGTTTTTCACAATATCTCTTTAAGATGTCATGAACTTCTTTAGAAATCTTTAAATTTTTTACTTCTGTGTCTTTAGAATCCATAAGATAAAAAAGGAAGAAAATAATCTACCTAAAATATAAATAGTTTGTAACAAGTAAAGTTTTTGCATTATTTGTTAATATTTATCATAAAAAAATAAATCTTAACAACTAGCAAAAAATGGCAAATAGTAAAGTATTCGTTTCACCTGGAGTTTATACCTCAGAGGTTGATTTGAGCTTCGTCGCTTCGAGTGTTGGTATAACAACATTAGGTATCGTTGGGGAGACATTAAAAGGTCCCGCATTTGAACCTATCTTCATCTCTAATTTTGACGAATTTCAAGCAATGTTCGGAGGAACATCTCCCGAAAAATTTGTGAATACACAAATTCCTAAATATGAGGCGGCATATATCGCTAAATCATACTTACAACAATCAAATCAACTTTTCGTAACAAGAATATTAGGTTTATCGGGTTACGATGCGGGACCGTCTTGGTCGATTAGAACCGTGGCAAACGTTGACCCGTCAACGATTGGGTATTCGACATCAGCAATAACAACAGGGATCGATTTTACGGCCAATACGACAACGAGTCCATTTACCATATCATTAAAAGACTCTGATTTTCCAACAGAAATCCAATCTTTATTGGATGTTCAATATCAGAAATTCGACGGTAGTGTATCGACATTCCGTGAGGATATTAGTGATTTGTGTATTACTTTGGCGAACAATGCAACGGGAGGAACCCTTTCAGGAAATACTGAGATTTCTTATTTCGGTAGTATTCCTAATAGTATTTATCAATCATTAGTTAGCGGAACAGCACAAGACGCATTAACAGGATTAACGAATTCAACAAATGTTTTCGATATTCCTGGTATTCCATTATCGGCTAACACACTAACAAACTCAACTAACGATCCTTGGTATTATTCCTTATTTACTAACATCGACGGTGATTGTGCGGGATATTCTTTTTATGTGTATCAACAAAACAGTGTCTCTATGCAAGTCAATCCAGGCGTTTCAGTACTTGGTAGGTTAAATTTAGGTTTAGGTATATTTACAGGAACCTCATTTACCGATTATGATAATATTGTAGTTTCAACATTAAGATCAAGAGGTATTGCAACTTACGGATCTGATAACGGACCTGTATATCAAGTATCTGGAACATCAGATGTTACCATGATATGTACGGGAGATTACTCAGGAGTAACTAAAAATCCTTTCTCAACATTTAAATTATCAGGTAGAACAAGATCAAATCAAACGTTCGATTTTGAAACATCATTAGATGTATCTAATACAAATTATTTGGTAAAAGTTTTTGGTGTTGGTAATTTTGAAAAACCAAGAACCGAAGTACCACTATTTGTTGAAGAAAGATATTCAAACATGTTAAGATGGGCTTACAACAAAGGATACATTAGAGGTTTAAATTGCTCACTAATTTCATTAGATGATGCAAGAAGTTTAGACGTTACCTCAATCGGTAATTATTTGGAGAAATACCAAACACCTGAAACTCCTTGGGTTGTATCAGAAGTTCGTGGTAACACAGTTTACCAATTATTCAAAGCTATTCTTATTTCAGATGGTTCTGATGCTAATACACAAATAAAAATATCATTAGCAAACATGTCATTTGCAAATAATACATTTGACATCTTAGTTAGAGATTTTAATGACACGGATTCAAACCCTGTGGTTATTGAGAAATTCACTAATTGTACAATGGACCCAACTTTAAACAACTACGTTGCTAAAAAAGTGGGTACATCTAATGGTGATTACGCATTACTTTCTAAATTTATTATGTTAGAAATGAATGAAGACGCACCGTCGGATTCATTACCATGTGGTTTTGAAGGTTACAATATGAGAGAATACTCAGGTGCAGAACCACCATTTGCAATCTACAAGACAAAATATGATTTCCCAGGTGAAGTTATTTATAACCCACCATTTGGTACAACATCAGGATCTGATAATTCAGTTACAAGTTCTGGTGATAACGTAAGAAGAACGTATTTAGGTTTCTCAGATAAGATCGGTATTGACTCTGACTTCTTAGAATATAAAGGTAAACAAGTTCCATTAAGTTTCTGTACAACCAACGATTTTAATTCTTGGAATTACAGAACCAAAGGATTCCATATGGATATTCAGGCAAGTGCGATTACAATATCAAACTCTTATGTTACAAGTGGAACATCTGAATTTGAAGTAGGTTCGGCAACATTCCAAAATGACCCTGAGTCACAAGATAATCCGTATTACAGAACATTTGCTCGTAAATTCACGGTATTACCTTACGGAGGTTTTGATGGATGGGATATATACAGAGAATATAGAACAAATAGTGATTCATTCGTATTAGGTGGTTCAGGATATAAAAAAGGAGCTTGTGCATCCGATAGATACCCAACTTCAACAGGAAGTGGATTATTTAGAAACATAACAGTAAATCAAAATTCTGTCGATTGGGCTAACACAGATTACTATGCATACCTTTTAGGTATTCAAACATTTGCAAACCCTGAGGCGGTTAATATTAACGTATTTGTTACACCCGGTATTGATTATGTAAATAATTCAAATTTGGTTGAACAAACAATTAATATGGTTGAATTGGATAGAGCTGACTCTATTTACATCGTTACAACACCTGACTATAACATGTTTGTTCCGACAACAGGTTTTGAATCAGATCAGATATTACCACAAGAGGCGGTTGATAATCTATACAACTCAGGTATTGATTCAAATTACACGGCAACTTACTATCCTTGGGTATTGACGAGAGACACTGTAAATAATACACAAATCTACATCCCATCGACTGCGGAAGTAACAAGAAACTTGGCGTTAACTGACAACATCGCGTTCCCTTGGTTCGCAACCGCTGGTTACACAAGAGGTCTTGTTAATTCGGTTAAAGCGAGAAAGAAATTATCACAAGAAGATAGAGATGTGTTATATGAAGGAAGAATTAATCCTATCGCAACATTCTCTGATGTTGGTACAGTAATTTGGGGTAACAAGACATTACAAATTAAACAATCTGCACTTGACAGAATTAATGTTAGAAGATTGTTGTTACAAGCTCGTAAGTTGATATCTGCGGTAGCGGTTAGATTGTTGTTCGAACAAAACGACGATATCGTAAGACAACAATTCTTGGACTCAGTTAATCCTATTTTGGATTCAATTAGAAGAGATAGAGGTCTATATGATTTCCGAGTAACGGTATCTAACACACCTGAAGACTTGGATAACAACAGATTGGTTGGTTCAATCTACATCAAACCGACAAGAGCGTTAGAATTTATTGATATAACATTCTACATAACTCCGACAGGTGCGTCTTTTGAAGATATTTAATAAAAAACGACGAATATGAACAAGAAAGAAAATAAAAAACCAATCAAGGTAAATGAGTCAAAACCTAAATCAATAATTGTTAGTGAGGCTCAATTAGAGAGGTTAATTCAAAAATTAACAAAATGATAAGAAAAGGGATAAATAAAAAACTGGCTTCCGTATCCGAAGGGATTACGGAGGCCGGAACTCCCGATATGAAGTATTATGCTTTTGATTGGGATGATAACATAATGAACATGCCGACGAAGATAATTCTTAAAACCGAAGACGGTGAAGAAGTTGGAATGTCAACAGAAGATTTTGCCCATTTTAGAACTAGAATAGGGAAAGAAAATTTTGAATATGAAGGCGAAACAATTGTTGGGTTCGGTGAAAATCCTTTTAGAAACTTTGGTGTTGAAGGTGATAAAAAATTCATAATTGATAGTATGACAGCACCTGTCGGACCAGCTTGGTCTGACTTTGTTGAGGCTATTAATAACGGTTCAATATTTTCAATCATAACCGCAAGAGGTCATACACCAACAGTATTGAGGGAGGCTTGTTATAATCTAATTTTATCAAACAGAGACGGTATTTCTTTTACGGAGCTTGTTAAAAATTTAGAGAAATATAGAGATATCGCAGGATACCAAGGAAACCAAGATAAAATTGAAATAATAAATGAATATTTAGACTTGTGTAAATTTTATCCTGTGTCATATGGTGAAGGATCGGCAACTAGTCCCGAAGAAGGAAAGATAAAGGCGATGAAGGAATTTATCACATATATTAAAAAACTATCAAGTGAAATAGGGAAGAAAGCGTTTCTTAAAAATGATGTGAGTAACAATTTTATACCTGAACCAACCGTAGGGTTTTCTGACGATGATATAAGAAATGTTGAAACTATGAAACAACATTTTGAAAAAGAACCTGATAATATTTTACAAACTTACTCAACAGCTGGGGGTATTAAAAGAAAATATTAAAAAAAATAAACATGGTAATATTTATCATAAAACAATAAACTGAAATTAAAAAACTAAAATAAAATGGCTGATTTACTAATGAAAATGCCCATTCCGTATGAACCTAAAAGACAAAATAGGTTTATATTAAGATTTCCATCATCTTTGGGTATAAACGAATGGTTTGTAGAAACTGCGGCTAGACCATCTATAAAAATAAATTCAACTGAAATACCTTTTTTAAATACCTCAACTTTCGTTGCGGGAAGATTTAATTGGGATCCAATCTCGGTTAAATTTCGTGACCCAATTGGTCCGTCAGCCGCTCAGGCTCTTATGGAATGGGTACGTTTATGTGCTGAATCAGTAACAGGACGTATGGGTTACGCTGCGGGATATAAGAAAGATATAGACCTTGAAATGTTGGACCCAACAGGAGTTGTTGTTGAGAAATGGATTTTAGAAGGAACTTTTATGACCGACGTGAATTTCGGGGCGTTAGCCTATAACCAAGATGGTTTGGCGGAAATCACAGCATCGCTTAGAATGGATCGTTGTATATTAGTATACTAATTTATATCAAATAACTTTTTCATTAAAATCCTATAACATAATAGTGTTGTAGGATTTTTTTATTTATTTACTAATAAGTTGGTTTATTTTTTAAATAAAAAAATATGGAAAACGAAGTATCGCAATATGGTCAATTAAATTTTAATTTACCTCACGACATAGTTAAACTACCCTCAAATGGTGTTTTTTACAAGAACAAAAAAAAGTCAATTAAAGTTGGATATCTAACCGCCTCAGATGAGAATGTTTTATTAAATTTCAGAACAAATAAAGAAGGTGTGATTTTAAGTTTATTACGAAATAAAATCTACGAACCTGATTTATCACCTAATGACCTTTTAAACGGAGATGTTGAAGCGATCTTGATATTCCTAAGAAATACAGCATTTGGTCCTGAATATACAATTAATATTACTGATCCTGCAACAGGTAAAAGATTTGAACACACTTTTATATTGGATGAGTTAAACATTAAAAAAACTAATGTACAACCCGATGAAAACGGTTTATTCACAACAAAACTACCAAAGACAGGTAGAGAAGTTAAGTTAAGGTTATTTTCAATCGGAGATTCGTTTGAATTAGATAAACAATTGGACAATTACCCTATTGGTTTAGTACCTCCAAAGGTTACATTAAAACTGCAAAAACAAATTGTATCTGTTGATGGTGATGACGATAGATTAAAGATATCTCAATTTGTTGAGACATTACCTATTATGGATTCTAAATACATTAGAAATTTCTTAAATGAAAATGAACCGTCTTTGGATTTGACCAGAGAAGTAATAGCCCCGTCAGGAGAAAAAGTAATAGTTGATATTACGTTCGGGGTTGAGTTTTTTCGGCCTTTCTTCTGAGTATAGAACCGTCTTATTAGACGAATATTATTATTTATCGAAACATCAAAATATGACGTATGAGAGTTTTAATACAATTCCAACATACGCTAGAAGATATATATTGGATAAGATGATAAAATCATCCAAAACATAATGTATTTATATTTATTTAATATAAGTAAAATATGATGTATCAAGAAGGATCAACGCCTACCGGCGGTCAAACTCAATTACCTGAATCGTTTAAAGCGGAAAAATTAGACTCTTTAAAATCGGCTATATCAACAATTATTACTGAATCTGTAAAATTACAAGATACTTGGGCGACTTTAGATGGATTATCCGCATCATTTACAAGAAACTTAAACGGATCAAGAGAAAGAATTGTTGTTATGGAAACGGCAATTTTGGGAGCAGCTCAATCCGTTATGGAACTTTCGAGTGGTGTTATTAGTTTTGAGGAAGCGTTGGTTAGTAGTACCAAGATATTGGCAGAGATACAAGAAGCGACCCGTACAACACTTATTGGTAATGAAGAGAATATCCGACAAATTTATACAACAACACAGGCAACCGGCATCGCATCAAAAGATTTAATTAGTAGTTTTAAACAACAAGGTGCTGCTTTATCATCAATACCTAAAACAATGCAGAAGGTTGTGGATTACACCCGAAGTATTGGTATGAATGTTAAAGCAGTGTCATCCGATGTTATTAAAAATTTAGATAAATTAAATTTATATAATTTTAATAATGGTGTTGAAGGATTAACTAAAATGGTTGCGAAGGCTCAATTATTATCCGTACCAATGGATAAGGTACTTAAAATAGCTGATGATGTTTTTGATCCCGAGAAAGCGGTTAATCTATCGGCGTCCTTACAAAGACTAGGGGTTGCCACCGGAGATTTGTTAGACCCGTTAAGATTGATGGATTTAGGACAAAATAATCCAGAAGAACTAACAAATCAGATAGTTGAAATGAGTAAGAGATTTACTTACTTCAACGAAGAAAATCAAAAATTTGAGATTTTACCGGGAGCTAAAAGAGAATTAAGAGAGATTGCTGAAACAATGGGTATGAGTTCTAGTGAATTAGCAACTATGGCGTTACAGTCCTCAAC